TGGTGAGGTAATTGTTTCTGATGACTTCACCGGTGGTACTGATTCAGAAACTGATGCGCAATTGCGGGCGCGGGTCCTGCGGCGTATCCAGCAGCCTCCGATGGGAGGCGCAGCCTACGATTATGAAGCTTGGGCGCTTGCGGTTCCTGGCTGTACGCGAGCCTGGTGCACCAATGAGATGGGTATTGGTACGGTAACAGTCCGTGTTTTGTTTGATGATCTTAGAGCGGATGATGATGGATGGCCAACGGCTGACGATCTGGCAGCTGTGACGGCCTACATTGATAAGATGCGGCCTGTATCAGTGGAGGACTTCTGGGTGCTGGCACCCATCAAGCAATTCATTGACGTCACGATTGATAATCTGGTACCTGATACTGAAGCAATTCGTGCTGCGATCGAGCAAAGTCTTGATGATATGCTATTTGAGCTTGCTGCTCCGGGTCAAACTATTTTTGCGGCGTGGAAGACATACGCCATAATGAATACGTTGGGGGTTCAGTCTTGTCATCTTACTGTCAATGTTGATGATGTTATGCAATCTCCTGGCCATATGGCCGTACTAGGTACCATCTCTTATGGCTATTGATCGTCACGTTCGGCGTTCTGGTGATGATTACACGAAGGCTATGCTTGCCCTGCTACCGCAGGGACAGGCTTGGCATCGGTCATTTGGCAGCACTTTGGAGCGAGCTATTAATGGTCTTGCTCAGTATTGGGGTTATGTGGACAGTCGTGCCGCTGACTTGCTGGAACGGGAAAGCGATCCGCGATTAACGACTGAGCTGTTGCCAGAATGGGAACGCGCATGGGGTCTACCTGATCCTTGTTTCCCTGATACCAATACGATTGATCAGCGTCGCAAGATGCTGGTCTTTAAGATGACGCTATTAGGCAGTCAAACTCGTGATTGGTTTATGTGGGTGGCCAATTGGCTGGGAATGACGATAACAATAACAGAGTATGCGCCATTTATGGCTGGTGTCAGCCAAGCTGGCGATACTCGAAAGATGCCGCTTGATCCTAATCCATTGCGTGGTGACTATCGCTGGTACATCGGTCCGCCGCAGATGCGGCTCTACTGGACTGTGCATATTAGTGGCGCACCGCTGGCGTGGTTCCGTTCAGCGAGCGGACAGGCTGGTATTGATCCGCATCTACGCATCGGTATAGCGGAGAGCCTTGAGTGTCTGTTCCGGCGCTGGAAGCCAGCACACACTGAAGTGGTTTTTGATTACTCTGGTATCGGACCTTATAGCGACCCAATGGCGGGCACGCCGTGAACACAAAGCGAGAAGCTCCATGAAATATCAACAGCCATACGGTATACCCGATGTCAACGCCCCGTACATCAACGGTGATCCATCTATTGGTCGAGCCGGGTCGATCCCTCCAGCAGCCGCATTCGAGTATCACCAGCGTGAATTGGTCTCGCTGATCTCGGCGTCAGGGTTCTTTCCAACTGATGCTGACCTTACCCAGGTTGTCAAATCAGTCCAGAGCCAGCGTGTCAATGCTGGAGTTGCGACCAATACTGCGGCTGGAACGCAGAATGATATTGTCGTTGCATTCAATCCTGGCATCACACAGTACACTCTTGGGCTTCCTATCCGGGTGATCATCGCCCAGGACAATACCGGGCCAACACGCGTCAATGCTGGCGCTGGTTTCGTTGCTGTTGTCCGCGCTAACGGCGCGCAGCTTGATGCTGGTGATCTCAAGGCCGCCATGTGCGCCGAGTTCATGTTTGATGGCACTAAGTTTCAGGTCACCAATTTTCGCGGCGTATCGTCCGACACCACCAATAACAATACCTTCCTAACCAACATTCCGTATTGCGCCGACACCAGCCTCAATCCATCGATGATCACGGCAAACTTTACTCCAGCGATCACCACGCTGGTCGATGGCAATTTCTATGCCGTGAAGTTAAACAATACGGTACTTGGACCGACTACAATCCAGGTCAACACTATCATTGGGGCCAAGCAAGTGCTGGCCTTTGATGGCAAGCCATTGATGATTGGTGATGCAATTAAGGATGAAATTTTGCTGCTGTGCTGGAAGGCTGGCGCGACGGCGTTCCAGTTGATGAACCCGTTACCTCCACGCGAGCGGTTTACCGCGCTGGTGTTCCCGGAAATCAATGGCAACAATAACACACTGCCGCTCGGCACCGGATCGAACACCGTCATCGTTCCGTCGGGTTGTAATTTTATTTGGCGCGGTTGTATCAGGATCAATACTGACGACTTTAGCGCCGCGCAACGCACATTGGCGACCGTTGGCAGTAAGACCTATTATGTCAGATGGCATGCGCCGGGCGTGGGTGATGCATCGGATATTGGCGCATGGCCAAACGGGCGGTTCGTGATCAAGGATATTGCCGATGTCTCCTACAATCCCGGCGGCATTTCCGATACGGCAGCAGCAGCATCTGTGTTTGACAGTACTTATGACGACATGCTAATTGCTCGCGTGGTTACATCAGCAGGCAATGCCGCCACCATTGTAAACTTGGCAAACAAAGCGCGCTTGTTTGCTGCATATACATCGGGCGGTTCATATCCGGTTGGTCCGCCAAATAATTTTGGTTATGCCGCAACCGATTATTTTAATTTGAATTGGGCGCGGACGCCTCCGGTGTACTCAGTCAGGGCTGGCTTTATTGGTGTGAATGGCGGTAGCGCGTATGGTGCGAGCGCCATCAACGCCGGGTGGGCGTTAACACCAAGTTGCCAAAGCCGTTATCAGGTTCAGGCTAGCAACTGGACCAGTGTCATAGATCGCTTCACCCTCGCTGGGTACGGCAACGCGACCTTGTACTATAGCATCTCTGTGGAGGTTTGATCATGTGGGCCTGCTTTAATGACTCAGGACTTGTAACCACTGCTGGTTCGCAGCAGCACGATGCCACTGCGATTCAGGTGCCATCACCGCTCGATCAGCTTCCGGTTACTCAACTCAGATTGGTTGGCGGTGTCATCAAGGATGGCGCTACGCTGTCGTCATTCTTCATCAATCAAGGTGGCGTTAAATGCACGATGAACCCCGGCGGGTTCCAGCCGCTGAATTGCTATTGGAACGACAAGTTGATCAGGAGCCGTGACGGTGTTTGGTATGTCGAGAGCACGCAAGCCGGGCAAATTGTCTCTCTGCTTAGGTATGCCACCAACACACGATACATGAAGGAAATCGGCGGCATTGCGGTCAATGGAATGAGCGTGATGACGACGCGCGACAGTCAGCAGCAGATCACCACGGCTTATCAGCACGCTAACGCTGATCCGGCTTTCACATGGGATTGGAAAAGTCAGGATGGGAAGTTTTATCATCTGGATGCACCAGGCATCATCGCCATGAGCGATGCTGTGAAGGCGCATGTGCAGGATTGTTTCTCGACTGAGAAGGAAGTGGTGGACGGAATTAACAATGGTACCATCACCACCACCGCGCAGATCGATGCGGCGTTCGGAGTAACCTATGCGGCGGGTCCGAGCCTAGCTCCGCCATCAATTGAAACCCAGGCCGATCCTGTTGGGATATGATAACAATGTCTACGGCAGCAGAAGTCAACATTAATACCTACAGCGATGCTGACTTCTCGTATGCGTTCCAGATGGGAATGCAAGATCCTATTGGCGTCAATCCGGTAGTGCCGTATGACCTGACCGGTCATACCTTGTTGATGATGGTTCGTAAAGACCCAGATGATGCTGAAGTGTTCATCAGTCTGACCAGCGCCGATATTGCTGAGATTGATATTACTGATCCGGTCAACGGGATGTTTTCGATTATGATTGGGCGTGATCGGTTGCAGCGCATGGAGCCGGGTGACTATGTGCATAGTCTTATCATGGTACAGCCGAGTGGCGTCCATGAAGATGTCTGGCGCGGTATTCTTACTCATGCTGACGGGCCAACGCGATGAGTAAGCTGTTCATCATTGATACGCCGACCCAGGGACCGCGTGGACCGCAGGGCGTTCAGGGTGAGGATGGCGAGCACGGGGCAACCGGACCGCAGGGACCGCAGGGCACAACCGGACCGCAGGGTGTAGCGGGACCCGTAGGACCGCAGGGACCAGTAGGACCGCAGGGACCGATTGGAAATACAGGACCGCAAGGTGTACAGGGTCCGCAAGGTCCTGTTGGGCCTTCTGGCGCGGCTGGCGCGGCCTCTGTCGTTCCGTTCACGCCGACTGGCAACGTTGCCGCCACCAATGTTCAGTCGGCGATAGCGGAGGTCGATAGCGAGAAGATCGCCAAGGCTGGCGACACGATGACTGGGTTGTTGGTTCTGTCTGCTGATCCCGGCGTGGCGCTTGGTGCGGCAACTAAGCAGTATGCGGATAGCAAGGCTGCTGTTCCTGCTACTGCTGCGCCTGTAATGGACGGGACGGCAACAGTCGGCGCGGCAACAAAATATGCCCGCGAAGATCACGTCCACCCGACTGACACATCGCGTGCTGCGGCGTCAGCAATCCCGGTTACTGCTACTGCTGTTGAATATCTTAACAACTCCGCGCCGACCAAGATGCTAACCAGTGGCGCGACGTGGGGTGCCGCAGCCCCAGTTGCCCTGACCGATGGTGCGACAGTGACGCCGGATTTTTCGCTCGGCATCGATTTCACTTGGACGGTTGGTGCGGCGGGTCGCACGTTGGCCAATCCAACCAACATAAAGGTGGGTCAGAAAGGGATGCTCTATCTGACGCAGCCTGCTGGCGGCGGTGCGACGATCACAACATGGGGCAGCTTCTACAAATTTGCCGGTGGAACCAAGCCGACGCTGACTGCGACCGCTAATGCTGTTGATGATATTTCCTACACGGTAAAATCCGCGACTGAAATTCACTGCTTCGCTGCGGCAGGAATGGCCTGATGCTGCCGGGAATGACGCCGGTACCAGCTGCGCTCGCTGGCGGTGCCGTCAGCTATCAGATCGCGCGCTCGCTGCGATTTAAGCCCGCTGCGAGTACTCAACTGACACGTACTTTTGCCACGCCGACATCTCGGCAGAAGATGACGCTTAGCGTGTGGTTGAAGAACAGCAATCACAACACCGACACCTATGTATTTGATGCGTCGCCATCGAGCGGCGCGAATGGTGAAATTCTCAGATTCACCGGCGGCGGCGCGATCTATCTATACGAATATTGGGGTACTTACGGGTTTCAAGTCCAGACCACTCCATTGCACCGCGACCCCGGTGCCTGGATGCACTATGTTGTTGCGATTGATACAACGCAGGCAGTGGCTACAGATCGAATAAAGATTTTTATGAGCGGGGTTCGTATCACTTCATTTTCGCTGACAAATTGGCCAGCGCAAAATTATATATTCAGTTACTACGGGCAAGCTGCCACCGGACACATTATTGGCCGACCGTGGTTCACCGCCAGCTCATGGTACGAAGGCTACATGGCCGAGGTTTATTATGTGGATGGCCAGCAACTTGATCCATCGTCTTTTGCACAATTCGATCCAGTGACCGGAGCGTGGGGGCCGAAGAAGTACAGCGGCAGCTATGGCATCAACGGCTATTATCTGGACTTCAAAGACAATAGCAGTGTTGCGGCGCTCGGAACGGATCGCAGCGGCAACGGTAACAATTGGTCTGTTAGCAATTTTAGCATCACCGCAGGTCCAAGCAACGACAGCCTCGTTGATGTGCCGACAAACTACGGTAGTGACACTGGTGTCGGCGGCCAAGTGCGTGGCAACTACTGCACACTGACATCACTGCTCGGCGGTGGTGTTGTACCAGTTAATGGAAATCTCGAAGTCAACAATCCCGCTGCATCGTGGATTGGTGCGGGCGCGACATTTGCTCTCACGTCCGGTAAATGGGGATTTGAGGGAGCCGGTCCTGTTGGTGGTAACGCCTATATTGAAATTGGTTTTCGAATGGCGTCCGCTATTGGACTGTTTCCGGCCAACTATCTCGGCGCTGCTGACGGTGGTTATAGCTGGGGGTTCATTCAGGGCGGCACCGTAGCGCAGGGCTATTTCAACAACGTAGCTGGTCCTTCACTCTCTGGTACGTTTAACATCAACACCCCGGCGCAAGCCTTCGTTGACATCGACGCCGGGAAAATGTGGTTCGGTATCGGTGGTGTCTTTGCTGGCGGCGGCAATCCGGCGACGGGCACATCGCCAACATACACGTTCACTCCCGGCACGCCGCTAATCCCCGGTCTTTATGCAGACATGTCATCGGCAGCTATCAACTTTGGCCAACGGCCATTTTCTCCTGCGCTGCAATCCGGCTTCAAGGCGATCTGCACGCAGAACCTGCCTGATCCAGTGATCAAGAAACCGTCGTTGTATATCGATGCCGTGACCCGTACCGGCGCAGGCACAGGTGGCAGCGTCACGTCGCTCGGCTTCCAGCCCGACATGCTGTGGAGCAAGACCCGCAGCAACACTGTCGATCATTATCTGTTCGACAGCGTGCGCAACT